CTTGCTATATTCAACTCCATAATCATTAACGTCTATACCGTAAGCGTCAAACCCCAGCCTGTCGGCTTCCAGTATAAATTGACTATAACTACAACTTACATCCAGTATTTTGGCCGGAGGATCAGGCATATTATCAAATACAAATGGTATTTCTACACATCTCTCTGAATTTGAATTTATATCCGCTTCACCTATTACTCTTACCAATGACATTATATTGTATTTCATTGTTTGTTTATCCAATAAAAAAAGCACCTCAAATGAAGTGCTTAATTGCTATTTAATTTGTTAAAATTATTTGGGCTGTAGGGAGTTGAACCCTAGCAAATGGCAGTTGAAAGTTAGCTAATCTCTCTCTGTCGTTCCACTGCGTCCCCTGTGCGCCCCATGTTGCTATTAATTAGTAATATTATTTTAACGCTTTTATTATTTCATCTGTTAAAGATGAAACACTAATATGCATATCTGTACTATCGTTGTAATTTTCAGTTATTGTATAATATCTAAACTTTCCCAACACTTCAACAATCTTATCCTTATCAATTTCCTTAACTGGAAGATTTACTTTTTGCAAAAGAATATTATCAATTTCAACTTGAAACTCCCCTATTCTATCTTTGAGATTCATTTGGATACCGCCTGAATTATTTCATCTGCTAAATCGTTAGATTTAATTAAGTATTCGCCTCCAAAAGATGGCTCTATTTCACGTATTACATATTTATCTAATACTTTTACTATCTTATCCTTATCATCCATACCCAGCCCCCTTTATATTAAATAGTAACTATATCATAATATAAAGATGTCAGTTTGTCAAGTTAATACTAATTGTTGTTTAAAATCTTCTATTCTCTTATTTGCTATCTCAACATATTTTGGTTCTAATTCAAAACCAATAAAATTTCTATTTAACATTTTACAAGCTAAAGCGGTTGTACCGCTGCCCATAAAAGGGTCAAGGATTAAATCACCCTCATCGGAATATGTCTTTAACAGCCACAATATTAAATCTATCGGTTTTTCTGTTCTATGTTTTGCTATGGATGGGTGGGGTTTAGAAAAAGTAATAATTGAATTAGGATATTTTAATTCTCCTAACTTATCAGCGTTGTCAATAAAATCATAATTCCCATAATTTTCATTTTTACAAACTTTCGGGGTACCCTTACTATGATTTTTTGCTCCCATTATTTTTTGTGGATTATATTTAACCTTGCCAAATATTAAAATATTTTCATGCCGTCGTAAGGGCATAATATTAGCATTTAAAAATCCAGAAGTTAGAACCTTATCCCATATTATTTCATACTTAAATAACTTTTTATTACCACTAACTAAATCTGCAGTAAAGGGCTGCTGAGAGAATATTACTGATGGGTAATGATTAATAAACAAAGACATATCTACACAAACATCTTGTAAATTTTGTGTAACTCCATAAGGAGGGTCTGTTAAAACTAAGTCGATACTTTTATCGGGCAACTGCTTCATTAACTCTAAGCAATCACCCTGATATATTTTATTTATTTCCATAAGTATATCATTACATAATGATTGCAATATGTCAAGTTATAAATTAATCCTCAAATTCCAAATCTAACTTATACCATTTACCATGCTTGCTCACTCTATATTGAATGCTTTTAGATATGAGCCACTGAACCCATTTATAGGGTATATACCTACAAATAAAAGTAAAAGGTTGATGCTTTATTATCTTAAAAATTAAGCCTTCTTTAAGTTCTACGGTTATAAATATATTGCTTATATCTGCCATAATTATAAATTAGCCTCCAAATCCTTTAATCTTGCATACCATTTTTGAGCCGCAAATTTCCACTGCCATTTCTTAATCATATCTTTTCTTGCCTGCTTGCCTCTTTTATCAGTTAATTCTTTATCGGTATAAACTTGACGAAGTAATTGCTGTAAATGTGCCATTGAAGGTATTGCAAAATCTTCATCCTTATATTGAGGGCAAATCCACCAAGTGGCAGGCTCAGGTCTATATTCTGCAACATCGATTAAAAAACTATTCTTATCATTCATAAAATCTAACTGACTTGTTGCTCTGGTTCCTATAGTAGGTAAGCCCATAGCCATTGCCTCTGTATAATCCAAGCCCCAGCCTTCACCTAAACTTGGAAGCACAAAACAATCAGCGCTTTTATATAATCCTGGCAACTGCGTATCGTTATAAAGGTTAAAATCAATCTTAATTTCAGGAGGGTCTACTTTACCTATTTTAGATATTATCTGGTTAACTTCGTTTCTTGCTTTCTCAGGTGTATACCAGCCACCTTTTAAATACAAAATAGTATTATCGCTTGCGCTAAATTCTCTTAAATATGCCTCCATGAGGATATCTACACCTTTTCTTGCACTCCAACCCATAATAGATAGGAATGTAAACTTATTCTCTACTCCAATGTTTAGAGGCTTGACTGTATCAGGATTAAACCTGTCTATGTCAACACCTAAAGGCATGGTAAATATAGGGTGTGTATAACCTGCTTTAGTAAAATTATTTAAGTTAAAAGTTGAAGGAACCCACAATTCATCTGTGTTTATCATCAGTGAATCAATAAAGACTTTCGGGGTCTCCTGTGTTTCAAACATTACATAACCTATACGGTATTCATTACTTTTATGCACAACACCTAAAGGGGATGTCATTGTAATGCGTACAGATTTATAGTCATTTTTGAGGGTAGAAGTTTGCAGCATATTGATAACTCTGCCCTTTTCGGTGTTTAGAATATCACTGCTAACGTGGTCGTGTGGCTGGACTGAAACATAGCAACCTTTCATATATAACGAATACGCTATATTTCTCATTGCTTCTGCAAAACCAGAATAACCATACATTAGACCAGAGCAGATTATGTTTAGATTTAATGCCTCAGACTGACGTTGTTTAGAGATATGCTTAAATTCGCTTGTTTTCCTAAATTCCCAATATCCAGGGTAATGTGCTCGGCCTGCATTTATCCATCGCATTGCCAAGTTATCAGGTATATCAACTTCATCGCCGGCTTTTTTACGGTCTGGGAATATATTACAGTCAACGTTTAAAATAAGCTTCATCTATAATTTTTTCTTAGTTTTTTTAGGTTTTTTAGTAGGCTCATCAAAATCTACATAATGATCTATGGGAATAGGTTCTATAAGATCAATCTCCCTGAATATATTTAATTCGTCTAAATCTTCATAAGTTATTTCTGATCTATAAGGTTTTTCATCAAGATTACTCGGAATATACCCTGGAAAAGATACTGCCAGTTTTTCCGGTAAATGAGCCTTGCCTAAATTAATAAGCCGTTCAACTTCCCTTAATGGCCTGTCCTCTATTATGTTTGTTGCGTTGATTATTATTTTCATAAGTCCCCTTTAATTTGGGAGGGGTGGAATTTTTAACTTACCACCCCTAACTTTATTTTTTATTCCCTTTTAATCTTCCATCTTTTGGAGTTCCCTTGTTTGGTTTACCTCCCATAATTTCTCCTTTTTATAGGAGACAACCTCTACTATTTATTTCGAGATTGTCTCCATCCACTAACTAATTTCTAAAGTAAAACCTTTGCAAAAGCGTCTACTCTAAGTACATTAAAAGCCTTCCAAACCTTAGCTCTGATTGCAACCATATCCTGCTCTGCAAGATTTATAAGAGTTCCACCAACATTAATAGTGGCCTGATCTAACATCTTAAATTCTATAGCTGCGTCGTTACCCTTGTATGCTTGTTTAAAGTCTCCTACTATAATTTCTTTTGCAGCAGGACTGCCGGAAGCAATCATGTTACTTGAGAATCTAATAGGCTGCCCATACAATGTTGCGGGTTCTGTTGCGTTAGCAGGCTGAAATATTGGCTGGCCGTCTAAGTCTCTCAAATTTCTAAGAGATGCCTTTGCTGATATCGGAGCGATAAACCCATTAGGTATATAGTCCCCTTCTTCAACTTTACCCATAGCATTTGACAACTTAATCAGTAAGTCAGCGCCAGTAGATATAATGTTTCCTGCTGGTATGCTTCCACTGATTGTATTAAGCCAAGGATTTGTAACATAGCCAAGCATAGACTGGTCAATTAGTTTGGTTATTGCATTTACAATAGCCTCCTGAAGCAGTGCAGCAGTCTGTACATTGGCAAACTTTACCCAATCTTCAGTAAATGGAATTATTGTTGCAATTTCCTGCAATTCCATTTTAAATGTTCCGAACTTAAATGCTGATTTCTGTTTAACAGCAGCTTCTTGCGCTACAAAATAAGCAGATGCATTTGACGCTATTGTATTGACATTCTCTACTTTATGATTCATTGGATATACAGTAAGGAATGGTTCAACAACTGACTGACTCTGTACTAACTTTAGAATTGTAGCGGAATAACCTTCACTTGTTAAATATCCACCCTCATCTAAGTTAATAGTATTTTGATAATTTAAATCTACCATCTTAATTTTCCTTCCAAGTTACTTTAGGATAGTTTGGTTGTCTTTCCACTTATAAAATCATTTAACTGATCTAACGGTTTTTTACTAACTTCGTTATCCTGTTTTTTAAAATTGCCTGGAGAAGGGTTTAGATTTGTAGAATTAACAAGATAAGGTTTATCTTTAAGTAGTTTTTCAACTATCCTGTCAACAACCTTACTGTCAATCACTTCCTCACTTGCAAGCTCATTCTTGATGAGTAACTTAGCTGTGGATTTATCTATAATGTTTTTATCGGAGATTGCCTCTACAATTAGAGTGTCAATTTCCTTAGACTTTATAGCGTTATCCGTATCGGTAAGTTTCTTTTCAAGTTCAGCAATCCTTAACTTATCCTTTTCAGTTTCGGTTAGTTTTGCTGCTTCAAGAGCATCAAGTTTAGCTTTAAAATCGTCTCTATCCTTCTTCAAGTCTGCTTTTTCTTTGCGGTAGGTTTTCGCTTCAAATTGTAACGCTTTGATATCTTCCGCCGTAAAGGTTTTCTTCTCTTCTAATCCCTCTGAATTAGTTTCCTTTGATTCCTCTGAACCAGCACTTTTATTCTCGTCAACCACTGTTGACTCCTTCCTTTTGTGCAATAAAAAAAGAGCCTCAAAGAGACTCTAAATATTGCTATTTATAAAATTCCAATAAAAAAGCACCCTGTTGAGAGTGCTTAATCTTAAATATTGTTTATATTATACTATTATTCTAATCTTCAACGTAATCTTCACTTGCATTTATAATCCATCCGCAATTTTCACAATCACTTTCTGAATCCTCAATAATCCATTGATAATGGTTACAATTTAAACATTGACATTTAACTTTTCCCATTATCCCACCATTGCCAATCTTGCTAATCTTTTTAATTTAAGATGATATGCTTTGTGCTTACCGTCAGTTGCATCATCCCTTATTTCGTTTTCACGATGTACAACTTCTTCTGCTGTTAAATATCTACCAAGAAATTCTTCCATGACAAGACGGTGTTCTCTAACATATCCTGCAATATTAAATGGATGTTCGGGTTTTAAAATTAAAACATAACCATAAGAAATTTTTCTGCCACCGTTCCAATTAGGGTTTAATTCTCTTAACTTTGTTTCACTCTGCTTTTGTATAACTTCAGCAGTATGATGTTCGCCTAAACCATCACCTTTTTTATATCTTGTTTCAAATCCGCCTATTACTTCATGCCCTTTTTGAAAACTACCAGAATGGATAAAATGCGTTCCTTTATTCCAACCATGTCCAAGTTTTAAATTATCTTCAAAACCCGTGCTAAAACCTTTTACAAACTGTCCTTTTTCGTTCCTCATTTTAACCTCCATCATGGGTTGGGGAGTGATGATGGCACTCCCCGTATTATTATATATTTATTATACCACAAATACTACTTTTATGCTGCTTTTTTGTTATAAACATTAATAATCCAATCTGAATATTTTGGATGTGTTTTAGGGTCATCCATAAACTCAATCCAAGAATTTGTGAAGGCGTCAACTGACATTACTTCTTCAATGGTGCTGCATTTGCAGTTGCTATGAAGGGGTGGAAGTCCAGTCTGTTCTATCGGTAAGCCATCGAGTGGAGCGCATATCTCACAGGCGCCAACAACTGTTAACAACTTCATACCCGTTGAGCCTGGATTCTTTAAATTAGACAACCTTGCACCCTCATTAAAAGCCTCACTCATCGATGTTCTTAACAATCTACTTGATTCATACCCAACCCTACGTCCATGTAAAGAGGTTAATTTTGCAACCTTAGAATTTGGATTCAATAGATTTTCTAATGCGGAAAGTGTCGCTTTATTACTTGCAGATCCTCCACTTATAACATTCTGCAAGACAATCCGCTCAATCTCTTGTTTTGTTCTGCGTTCCAGCAACCAGACTCTATCGCTCAACTTTAATCCGTCAGTGTATATCCTATCAAATACCGCTTTTACTGCTTCGGGATTAACCTTTTGCAGGATTCTACCCATGTCAACTTTGATACCGTTATCAGCTAAACTTGACTGATATTTTGACATCATAATCTTGTCAGCTTCGGTTCCAAGGTCAGCAGCGTCAATTAATGACTTGTCTAAAATTTGAGTAAACCCATCTGATAGTCTATCAGCCTCAATTAACAGTGAATTTATTCTTATCTTAGCTTGTGCATAAGTCAAACCACTCTTATCAAGAATTGATGTTGCCTGTGCCTTGATATTGCCAGCAACCTGAATATATAATCTTGCTAACTGTGCATCCTGCTTATCGGTGAGTTTAACAAAGTCTAATCTATGTTTTTTAATGTATTCAAGATATTCATTAGCCATTTTAATTTATAGGATTGCCTTGTTTATCTACTGGCGCATTCTGTTTTGTTTGTGTATTATCTACTGGTTTATTATTAATATTGTCAGTATTCATAACCTTATCGTATTGCATTTTTTCCGCTAATATCTTAGCAATCTCTTCTTCCGGATTCTCAATCCCGATAGAATTCATGGCACTTGTTACGCTAATAAGCGAATCTGCAAGTTTTGCTGTTACAATTTGTATTTCTTCCAACTCATTCGCAGGGATAGGCATATGCGTGATTATTTCTATATTAAGGTCTTCTGGAATGTCATAATTGCCCTCATAAAGTTGTTTAAGTTTAAGTGCACCTCGATATATCTCTGCTAACTTGGCTTTCCATATCAGGTTTTTCCTAGCTGTTTTGCTTATTATAGTTGCAAATAACAACTTCAATGCAATCCCTGATAATGCAGGCAAGCCTTGAACTGTGTCAGGTGTGATATTGATACACTCTGCAAATTCAAATATCATCGATATTAAAGAATTGACATGAGAATTTAGAACATCCTTATAATTGAAAGTTCCTTGTAATTTGAATACATCCGGCTTTGCAGGAGTTATTATAGGGTTTAATCCCATTACGTTCCATGCTGCACCAGCTTTATTCTTTAGGGCTGGTTTGCCAAACTCATCAACTGGCATTTCAGCATTTAAGAATACTGTAATTGCAAACATATCAAACTTTAACGCATCGGAACTATCAGAATACTTTTTGTTTATTTCATTAACAATAGGTATTAAATCTCTAAGTTCACTTACACCCCAGATTTCCCCTAATTGAGCCATGTTCGCTATGATGTAAACAGGCATGAAGTCTAAAGTCTTACCTTTAATTAATAGTGGCTGATAGGGAATTATAATTTTTTTAGGAGTCTTAATATCTTGCGTATCATATAAGGCTTCGGATATATAATAAACTCCATTAACCATTTCATGTGTCTGCTTCCAGATTGTTTTATCATCTTGGAATGCTATAAAATGGATTCTAATGATTTTCTCGTAATCGTCAAACTGAGTAACTACAAATGTTTCAATCCTATTACGAATTAGAATACGAGGGTATTTTTCAACTTCATCATATTTTAATTTAACGGCAAGTCCGCCGGAGATATTGGATTCTATTGCTGATTGCAATAGTTTAATATCCATTAAGTTTTGCTTGTGGATATCGTATAAATCCTTCTCAATCTCGGCTGATCTATTTTTAGCTTTTGGATCATCGGAATCAGTTAAAACTGATGTACAGTTGAAGTCTATTGATTCTTCGAATTGCCACGCTGCAAGTTTATCTACAATCAATTTACAGTAATTGAGGGGGATGTGAGCCGGCTTGTAAGGGTTACCGTCTGTTACCCCATGCCGAAACTCTGGGTATTCTTCACAAATATATTTAAATGCTTTGTTTTCGTAATAATCTTGATTCTTGATTAACTCATTAATGACTTCAAGCTGTGAATCAGTAAAGATTGTTGGCTCGGTCAGTTTAGCCAAGTCGGTTATATTTTTTAAGTTAAACATATTTTCCTATCTGCAAATAAAAAAGCCCCATTCCTGAGGCTTAATTATGTTAAATTTTAGTTTAGTTTATGCTACTTTGTTATATTTTTTTAAATTGTCTAAAGCCCAAAGTGGCTGTAAATTGCATAAACTCCAGCACTGCTTAAATTCCCTATCAGTATATGTTTCAAATTCCCATAGACTCACTGGGATAATATGGTCTATGTGCCATTGTCCCATATTTTGCCAAGACATACCGTCTTTAAATTTACTTTCAAGATGTGCCATTAAGTCAAGAATATATCCAGGATAAAAGACACCAGCTATTGTCTTACTATTCCTTTTGTTTTTTATGCCCCTATCAATTGCTATTGTGATACGATATCTTATTCTATTTTTAGGGTCATTGCGTCTTTTTGCTATATTTTCAGGACTTTGTGCATCAACCCATCTACCATTTTCGCTGCCAAATAATCCTTTACCAAAATTTGGATTCTTTTCACCCTTCATATAAGCATATTGACATTTACTATTACAAAATGAATTTTTACTTTTTAATATTTGACATGGTTTTTTGAATATCTTTTCGCCGCAATAAGCACAAGAAGTATTGAGTTTTTTTGATTTATATTTAACAAAACAAATATTACCACAGAATTGATTTTTATTGTGGTTTACATCACTATATTTTTTTCTATATTTCTTACCACAATAATCGCAAACACAAATAGCCTGACTTCCATAACTTCCATTAATAACTTCTTTAATCATTTTTTGCCTCCTTAACAGGCGGGGAGTCGTTAAGGGACTCCCCATGTTTAATTATAGTAAATATATCATAATATAAAGATTGATTTATGTCAAGCAATATCACCATACATTACAACTTTGCTTAATTATTAAGTGCTCGATTGCCCAATTAGCCAAACCCATGGAAACCACCGTATCATCATGGTAACCATCGGGAGCTGAATATCTAAATTTGCCAGATGTCAGCATTTCATATTCAAAGGCCTGTAACTCATCAATCATTATTGGTATTCTTGGAAAGGTTATCTGCCCTTGTTCAAACGCAACCTGCAAACTTGTGACAAGATTCATTTTGCTTTCATTGGTAAACTTAAAACTATAAACTTGACGTGGTAACTGTCTTGCTAAGTCTTCAAAAATTGGATCACCAACACCTGTACTATCTATAAATCCAACTGCATTATATTTTATAAATACATTGGCAATCTTTATCTTTTGAATATCCCAATTTAACCTGTTAAATCTTTCAAAATAACAAAGGTGTCTATTCTGATCTAGAACAATAATAACTGTGAAATCCTGATACTTCGCTACATCAACACCACAGAAATATTTCTTATCTGCAACAGGTTCTTCAAGTTCTCCATCAATTCTGCCTTCAACATTTCTAAATACTGCCGCAGCATCCTCCAAAAAGTTAGCTTCGTATTCTTGTGAAAACCAATCAGCCGGATAACTTTCTTTAGCTTCAAGCCATTCTTCTTCTGGAAAATAAGGGTTAGTATATGATGGGAAATGCCAGCTTTCGTATTTATCTGTTCCATCTCTACCTTTAAGGAATAACCTATAAAACCAGTTCTTTCCTTTAGGTGTAGATATAAAAATTCCCTTGCCTAGCTTATCAGATAATGCAGGTCGTAAAGCATTCCAACTATCTTCTTTTATCCTTGATGCTTCATCTAAAATACACCAGTTAAGTCCGGCGCCTCTTAAACCGCCTTCATGGTCTGCACTCTTAAACTCTATTTCTGATCCATTTATAAAAACAAATTTACGCTCTGCCTTAAGTTCATCGCTTATCAACTTATCCGGTGTTAAATCTTTTAATGTTCTCCAGTCCTCTTGCGATAATGGATAAGTCGGGGCAACAATCCAGCCTCTTTGTTTAGGTTCTTTAAAACTTAGTTTTAATCCCTCTGCAATAGCGCATTGAGTTTTACCCCATCTACGCCCACAGTTTAAAATTCTCCATCTTGCATCACTGTTATGAAATAAAAGCTGTTTAGCATGAGGTTTGTAATTAATTTCAAATTTTGCCATTTAATCTTTCCAGCCAACTTCAACTCTTAACCTTTCTGTAAATTCACCCATTTTTTCAAGATAAAGTTTAATTGCCTGGACATCTCCAACTTCAGCTTTTCTTATTAGTGATTTTAAAACAGGGATTAAAGCTGTCTTTTGCATATAATTAGTTTGCCCGTTAATCCATTCAAGAAAATCTATTTTTTGAAACCAATTCCAAATTGTAGTTCTTGAACACCCTATTTTTTCTGCTATCTGTTCGAATGTTGCTTTTTGCCTATAATCAAGATAAATTTCTGCAAATTTAATCTGTTCTGCCTTAGGCTTAAATGTTAAGTTTCGTTCAATATTTTCTTCCATAATTACCCACTCTGCACTATTGTCTTTAAAGCTCTAATTTGCTCAACAATAGTCGATTTCTTTTCCTTTAATACTTCAACCTTAATTCTTGCCTGCCCTAATTCATTTAAGGCTGTAAACATTTCATTGTTAATTTCAACTAACAGATTTGAATTGCTTGCTATTATTCTCATTGCAGCATCAACTTGCAAAGTCTGAATTTCTTCAATAGTTAATTTACTTATTTCGGTTACTTGCCCCATTTTGTTATCTCATCCGACACTGTTTTAAAATTCATACCCAGCCCATTGTATGCTTTTGCCAAGCCTTCAAGTGAATGGTTGCTTAGTCGTTTATAAACAGGCGTATATTTTTGAGCCTTGCGTATATCATCTTTAGAGTAAATGCCCAAATCTATTGCTTTATATTTCAATAATGTCTCCATAGTGAATGCCCTGAATCCGCCCCTACCTACCCGCCTTCCAGATTTTATATAACTACTCTGGACAATATTTATAAGTTTTATTTTTTTACTTATATAACTTAATTATACTGATTTTTCGTCATTCTTAGGCCCCTCTTCACTAAAAAATCTTTTTAGCCATGAGATATGATATCTAATTTTCCTTTCACCTATGTGTAAAAATTCAGATACTTGCCAATCCATATAACCTATTGCCTTATAAAATATAATCAGCCTTTTCCTCACGTTTTTTAGTCTCTTAATCTCGTTAATGGCATCAACATAATTACAAATAATATCCTCGAAATTAGATTTATAAATATCCGGAACGTTGAAAGTAATATTATCCGCATCCTTCTCGCCTGCAGCGGCATGTACATATTCTAACTTCATTCTTATAGCCTTAGTGATTTCGTAATAGTCCATACACCCTCCTTTTAGTTTTTTACAATAAAAAAGAGGCTAAATCCAAAACGTCTTTAAAAACGTCTTAAACTTAGCCTCTGTCCGAGTTACGGTAAGCTAAAATATTTAGTTGTTAGTTAGTGCTTATTTGCCTTTCTTTACTAATTTGGTTTTAGTTTCGGTTTCCCACTTATAATCATCAGGGTTAAATCCTGTTAATACTTCGAGCTTTATAAGTCTATCGGTTAGTTTTTCAATTTTGTTCTTATATTGCTGACTTACCAACAGATAATCACCTAAACAAAAACTCTCAAATTCCAATCCCAATGTTTCAGCTATTATCCTGATATTCCTTTTTATATAATATTCTTCATTGTGTACGTCTTGCGGAATTATCCCACCATCTTGTTTACCAAACATTTATTTCCCCCCCTCCCATATATTATCCTCCGTTGTTTTATCTAAATTAATCTTGCAATGCTTTATAAACAATATAATCTGTCCGTTGGCGATGCTGTCGAGTCGTCTGCAAAACTCCTTGTCATCGAGTTTGTGCTTTAACTGCTCAGATATAGGACAGGGTTTTATTGTGCCTCCTTTAACTCATCTTCAATTCTAATATAATCCTTATCAAAACGTTCATTCTTTTTATAAATCAGGTATTCATAATCCTCTGTCTTAAACTCATACATCCAGAGCATAAACCACTGGGGGTCTTGATGGGCGCTCATGTTTCCTAAAGAATGACAATTTGCACATAGGCAAATACCGTTGCGTAAATCCCATTTTAAAGTTCTGTTTGACTTGCCGATAATATGATGAGCTTGCAAACACTTTCCAGACCTGCAAATTTCACATTGATAACCTGCAATTTCTTTTACTCTTAGCACCCATAAATTAAGTAACCTTATCCTCAGGTTCTTTCTGTCTTTGGCTTCCTGAGATAATTTACGTTTAGGTTTTTTCTCTGTGGTGCGGTGCTTTATAGTTAATAGCTTCAAATTTCCTCCTCAAACGTAATAACAACATTGCACCCTCTTAACGGTATTAACTTTTCTTTTACATCTTCATCAGAATCAATTTTTATGCTGCCATCATCAAAAATGCGAGCTTTAACTGATACGGTCATTTATTCCACCTTTTCCAGTCATCTATATCGTCTTGTTCTACTTCTAAAAACTCACAAAATTCTTTACTAGAAAAATTAGCTTGTCTGACTGCTAACTCTTTTGCTTCCTCCTTAGATTTTGCTTCCACTACAATATCTTCATAATCGGTTGAATCTATTCTGACTTTATATAATTTCATTTTTTCCCCTCCAAATATTGTTTCATTTCCTCATTAAATTTAATCGCTTCCTGTTGTAAATCTGCTAATTTCTTACAGTAAGCTTTTACAGCATTATAGATTTTAAGTGATAGTTGCTTAAGGGTCATTGTCTCCTCCAAACTTCATAATTTTGACATCTTAATTCTGCATTTTTTAATAAATCTTCTTCAATATTTTGCATTTCAAGAGTTATATTGATACAAGTGCAAATACCGTCTCCATTGTTTATACAAGCGTTATCGCCACATTTTATGTTTGTCATTTTCCCTCCTACCCTACTAAACTATGATATTTTTGTTTACTTTTATACGTATGCACTATATTTTGATTTAAAATCTTTCTTCTCTTCCTTAATGTTCATGTAAGCGTTATAAACACTCTTTCTATAAGTTGCCAGCCTCTCATATTCCTCTGAATACCAATGCCTGCTTCTGAAAAACTCAAGGACTAAATTAAAATGTTGTATAACGTCATCGATGTGTTTAAAATCTTTTATCCAACTTTTAATCCACTTAAAATGTCTGACATCTATATCCTGCGTTATCTCCTTAAATGCCCTGGGCTCAACATTCTCAAGTTCTTTTCTAACATCCCAGACCTGGTAAGCCATGTAGATATTAGATTCATCGTCGGTGAGTTCAGATTTATAACGGCTCATTTCAAGGTCCTCGGCAGTATAAGGATGTTGACGCTGAATTTTTGCTAAGAGTTCAGGGATGCCGTCGGTTATATTCATTGGTTGAGTTGTCATCTTTTCTTCTCCTCTTTAATTAAAAAATTAGTATGTGCTGCTTCAAAATCCTTAAACTTCTCAAAGTTTTTAGGATTCAAAAAATCCTCTAAAGTAAACTTGTATGTAAACCAGAAACTGTCTTTAGTTTCAGGATTAGTCGTTATAAACCAGTAACTCTTAATGGCTTCCTTGATGTCGTCAATGGTATAGCCTGATTCTAATTTGGATTTTATAAGTGTTATGCTTTTAGAGGATAAGACTTTATGAGCTATAATTTCTTTGGAGTTCCAGTATTCAAGGATTTCAGGGTATATATCTTTACTTTCCTTTACTTTACTTTCCTTTACTTTACTTGCATTGCTTTTGCATTGCTTTTGCATTGCAATTGCATTAGTAGTAATAGTTTTATCTTGATTTGACCATCTTTTATCAGCATTATCTTTCATTTTCTGACGTTTATTTGCTAAAATACTCATACGATTTAATAGACTTTCAGACCAAAAATTTTCACCATCAGAAACAAATAAATCAAATTCATTTATGCAATCTTCAATAAACTTTTTAGCCGCATTGCAATCGCAGTACAATTGCATTGCAATTGCATTATATGAATGTTCTTTAGTGATATTAAACTTGTAATCTTCTTCATCTCTTAATATCTCTATAATTACCCAATACCATCCATATCCTGCCATTCCATAGACACTTACCATTGACAATATATCGGGGTCATGTCTTGCGTTGCTATCGTGTGAAAAATAATATGCGTCTTTCATAGGTTTATTCCTTTATGCCAAACCTCTTATTAAAATTTTCTACTGCTGTTTGCATTTCAATCATGGCTTTTTTAAAACATTCATTAAAATCTTCTTTAGTAGCTTGTTTCTCTTTTCTCCACTCCGGCCGCTTAGTAAATTTAATTAACACTCTTTTATACTCTTTTAGCATATTTATAGTTGCGTTTGTTTCTGCAAGTTCTTTTCCAAAAGCAGATTCAAATTTATCCCCTTCATCGCATTTGACTTCACTATCACCAAAAAGATAATGTGAGAACCCGTTGATATAGACAAACTGATGAGCGTGCGCTGTTGTCAATGGATATTCAACCCTGCTATTTACATTCCTTGAATCTTTTTTAACCTCAAACATATTTCCTCCTTATTCAGCTTTTTTTAAAAATATATTGCATATATCCTTATCAACATCTAAAACATATATTCCAGAGTCATTATATTTATAGTTATAACTGTCGCTATTAGAACAATAAGACTCTCCTAATAAAGCTATGAATCTAAACTCGCAATCTTTACAAGTCATCATTTAATCACCCTCACATCCTTAATAACTTTGCCAAACTCTATAGCCTCATTCTTATCTGCCATAAAAATATCAATTCTGTTTCCTTTAATAGCACCGCCGGCATCAACTGTTAAATAAAATCCTAAGTCCTTTATTTCAATTAATTTTCCAATAGGAATAATATTAGGGTCAGTGGCGCACATGGGTAATTTAGCATCGGTTCTTATACCAATAAACGTAATATCAGTTGTACCCTGGCTTACGTCGCTAGGTGAGTACGCTGTCAGTACAAATTGACTCCAGTTATCCGATAAACCTTTCTCCTTGCCTAAAGCAATATAACTTGAGTTCAGTTTGTCATAATCTGTGACTAACTGATTATATTGCTGTGTTAAACCGTCCAGGGCTTCGAGGTGTAGATTGTCGGAGTTTAACTGCTGGTCTGCCATTGAGAGCATATCCCGTTCATAATTGTTAAACATCATTAAGGATAAAAAAGTTACAAGAGTTAAAGTTAGTGCTAATATAATTATGGTAATGTTTTTGGTCATGACTTACCTTTCTTGCAGGGAGTTTGCGACTCCCTGCTTTTGTTTGGTATTTGTTAAAACGGTGAATCTTCAGAAAGTTCTTCATTACCTCCTTCCTTTTTAACAGCGACATCTAATCCAATTTCTCTAACTTGAATCTCAGTAATGTATTTCCTCACCCCCTCTTTATTATCATATGATCTGTTTATTACTGAGCCAATTACAACTACCCGAGTTCCCTTGTTAAGATTTGCAACACCTCTTGCTATGTCATTCCAGGCTACGCAGTTAAACCAGTCTGTTACGGCATCGTTACCTTTACCTGAGCGATAAACTGCAATTGAGAAAGTTGCAACATGGCCGGCTGTAGTTTCCTTAAATTCCGGCTCTTTGCCAATATTGCCTTTAAAAACTACCGTGTTATTATAAACGCTCATACCTTTGCCCCCTCCAGTTCAAACTTTTCCTTAAAATATTCTTCAGTTTCGGCGTCCAATTCCTCAACTTTGTTTCTATCTCTTACTATCTGTATGTATTCCTTTTCAGCTTCCGATGTATTACCATTGTGTTTTTTAACCAGTTCATTTTTAAGTTTTAAATCAGGGTCAACGGGTTTCGTTGCTGTCGTTGCTACAGGTTTTACTGGAGGTGTTACTGGTGGCTTATATGGTGGCTTTGGAGGTGTTACTGGAGGCTTGCCATCTGGATCATCTTCATCTGTCGGTATTCCAAAAAACTTTAGTAGAAAATATCTCTCTGAATAAGTCAATGCTGAACCTAAAGCCTGTGAAGGGTCTTTCTGTTCTCCGGTGCAAAACCAGTCTATTTCAATTTTATCTTCCGGTTTTTCTGAATTTACCCAAACCATTTTCATCTTGCTTGATACAAACCAAGTCTTTTCTAAATGAGTAACTGTTGTTTCAGTAAGATGATGTTCTAAGATTATTCCCTGACTGTCCATTGTGCTTTTTATCTCTGTTAATATCTGAACTCCAGGTACGTATTTGAAGTTATAACCGGAAGCAGACTTTTCAAAAGATTTTACAGATTTTCTAACCTCAACTAATTTCTGGTAAATATTCATTTAATTTTCAACCCCTTTCCAAATAATTGGTTTAAACGGCAATTCCGGCACTTCATAATTAAAACAATTACCATCTTTGGTTATCTCTACTTCTTCCGCCTGACAAACATGATACTGCCTGTTTTCTATCATCTTCCAAGTGTTGTTAATACACGCTGTTTTGCCGCAATATACGTCAGTCATCTTGTTGCTCCTTTAACTCACTTCTTAAAATCTCATCATTTAGTTCTACTAAATTTTGTGCCTTTAAATCTAACTTTATATCTGCAATCTTGTTTAGGATTTTATACAGCCAGATATTACATTCATCTAATCTTTGTTCGAAGTCAGTCATCTTAACCATTTCCCTTCTCTTCGCTCGTGCTGCCTTAAATCTGGATCATTTCCCCACCATGTTTCCGTTCTGTTCCTTTTTACACTTTCGTTATCCACTTTGTAATCAATCAAATCCTCTGTTGTTTTAGGTGCAAATCCGATACAGCCATGTTCACAATCTACAACATTCTCGCAGCCCCATTCTGTACAATCTTTAGTTATGCCTCTAATGGTTATGTTCATTGTGTCAGTCCCCCGCTGCAATATCTTCGCAAACTTCTTTAACAATTCTCCAATACTCTGCATCGTGTTTTTCTTCCCACTGATCCTCGTATTCCTTCCAGACTTTAGGAGTTTGTGGGAACGCTCCGCATGGTCTGATATAATCTATTGTGTTTTTCTTATTCATGTGTTATCCTTTCTTTGGTTAAGAAGGGGCTTTAATTAAGCCTCTTTTTTTATGCAAACATTGGTATTTCTTCTTCTAAAACTAATTGCTCAGCTTTGTCGTTATATAACTGATCCCTGTTTTGTGTCCTTGCCTCCCTAAGTAACTTCTTGGCTTGCGTAATCTCCCATTCGTTATTAAGCAAACCGTCTCTTGCGTCAATAATATCCAGTACGTTTTCCAGACACTCTAAAACCTTATCCTCTTGTTTTTCGGAAGCTATTGCCTCCATATTGTAGTCCTGAATTTTGATAGCTTTCCTAAAATCAATTCTTATAAGTTTTCCCATTCTAAACACTTCCTTTCTTTTATTATTCTCTATCATTTTATAACATTTGTCAACTACTTTTTAAAATATTCCTGAACACTGCCACAGAAAGAAAACAACTGCCAAAATAATTATGCCTACAGTTATCAATGAATTGCTACCGCTATTTTGCCACTTCTTTTTATTATCATCTTCTATCTCTTTTCTCATCTTCGTAACCTCATCTAATAATTCCTGATTAGTTTTTTTATCATCGTCATTTTTGGTTTCCATTACTTTTTCTCCTTCTTGTTTAATTTATCATAAAAATCATAAATAACTTTTGTTGTATCTTCCTTATAACTATCTGTCATTTTACCCCCTACTTGTTTTGAATGTAAACTTATACCTCTTTTGCGTTCTAATTGATTCTAGACTGTTTTGAACCGATTGCAATAGTCGCAGCAGCTAATCTTTTGCCATGTTCTTTCATTGCTTTTCTCTGCTCATCAGAATATTGTCGGGGTGCGTTTATATTTATGTATTTTTTGTTGATATGATAACTTTTAATTTCTTCATCATCCCCGATTAAAACAGTTCTTTTAAAATCTTTAGGAAATTGTTTGCAAAGTTTATCTAACTTTCTTTTTAAGCTTTCTTTTGCGGTATAGACTATTGCAAAATCTTCTGCTTCATTAAAATTAATGCCGGTCTCACGTTCAATGTTAGTTAAACTCATATCTCTGCATCCTTCCCATGTTTGAAAACTTTATTCCATAAATTGACTTTTGCCTTAGGATAAAAAACCTGATATAAATTTGTTCCAAATAATTCTGACAATCTCTGGATATTTTTAAAACTTGGAATCTGTCTTCCAGTAGCCCAGTAATTGACAGCGGAACGGGTAATACCTAACTGTTCTGCAATCCAACTTTGCTTAATACCTCTGTTATAAACGAACTCTCTAAACGGAACTAACTTTCTTGTCAATCTTACCTCCTTAACTAATTTTATTATCATAATTATAATATATACCTTTTAAAATAAATGTCAAGGACTTTTTACAATAAAAAAAAGAGGGTCTGATATTTCTACCAAACCCCCCACTTAGTCGTCAACCTATTAATGCTTAACTGTGAATTAAATTATTTAACTTCTTTAGTTACGTCTATCTTCTCTTCTGCTAAAATACCCTTACGGGCATATACATCAAATATACCTGCTGCTGCTAAACCGATAAATATAAATCCCTTAACCACATCGTTTGTATATAACGCTACAGCATACAAGCCTGCGCCTATAGCAATAGACATTAGTGTATAATATAAACTTGCTATAGGCTTTATTTCGGCCTTAATACGGTTTACAATCGCTATTGTCATGGCTACAATTAAAACATAATCTAAATTAATACTCATTTAATCCTCCGTTTCCTTTTCAAAATCTGTTGTTGCTTCCATATAACCTCCTGTTAAGTGTGTTGTAAATTAAGTATCTTAATATCTTGCTCCTTATCATAAGGCCACCCTGTAGGGTAACCCTTAATATCGATAACTTTGTCTGTATCTGTCGGATCATATATTATTAGCATGCTGACCAGTCCCCTGTTACACAATATTTACATCTGCCCTCTGGAATTAATTGATTTCCACAAATAGGACAGATATTGTTGTTAATTAATTCATGGAATGATAAATTGTATCGTTCATAATATGGCATCTGTTTCCTTATAGTATAAATTTTAGTATTGTAGAGAAATAACTTGAAATCATTTATGTAGTTATTTCAACTTAGAGGCTTAAATGAAATTGGAGCTGGTGGAAGTAATCAAACCCTCAACCTTTTGCTTACAGGGCAATTGCTCTATCAATTGAGCTACACCAGCATTGGTAGCGGAAACTGGAATCGAACCAGCCTAAAAGAGCTTATGAGACTCCTCAATTCACCAGAATTGTATTCCGCAGTGGTTGAGGCGGTCGGTACTGCCCCGACGTTCTGCTAAGTCCTTTTCAGGATGTAATAACAGTCGCTCTTTTACGCCCCAATATGTTAGTTTTTTGCTAACCTACACACTTATTATTATGTGCCGATGTTTTTAACCATCCTACATGGCAATCTACATGGTAATATACTTGGCAACTTGCCATGTATTTCGTGAGGCTACGAAAATGATATTGCATGGTTTTTTATCGGAAGGATGGCAAACCCTTCATCTCTTTAACATTCCCTGCGCTTATTGGCATTGGCAAGTATTGCGTGTAGAGAACCTTTTCTACCTCGATAAGAAGCAGGATAACCAGCAACCTAAAATGGTTTTTATAGTTTAAAGACGGAATCTCCGAAACTAAACCTAAGGGATTGAGTTAAGCATACGGCATGAAGCCATATCTTAACAGCCAGCAACCTAAATGTGTATATGGTTAGACTCCCCTACACGTTGCCCAGGGGGAATCCGCCGCTAAAGATATATCTATTGGGTTTCAAACGAGTATAAGGTTACTCTTGCCCTGATATATCTCCTGTGTTTTCATAAGCCATTATCCCTATTCAGGTTTCTATTCCACAGGTGATTTCATTAATATTTACTGTTTCAACGACTGCTGAAACGTCTACAATTTGTAGATAATTACAATATGTAGTCATAATTGTCCACATATTGCATATTTATTGTATACCCTTTAAATGCCAATTATGTGTAAGATATACCATTTTTGGTATATTAATGTGATATAATAATAGCAGTGTTATATTTAGGGTATAATTTCTATGTTATAAACTCTTCCCAGTTATTGAGGTCGGTTTCTTCGGTAACTATCTTATCAAACTTATCGCGTATCTTTTCAAAAGTGGCAAACTCTAAGTCTGACATTTCCTCCGAATGGTGATGAATCTGTTCTCTAAGATATTCCTTAAATCCTAAACAGGCAAAATAGAAGTCTTTACTATTCATCGCTTGCTTATATTCATTTCGTTCCTCCGGCAACTGGAACTCAATTGTTACTTTTGGCATAATGCCTCCTTTTACCAGACAATCATTAAAATTAATTATTTTGTCGGGTAACTTTTCTATACGATATAAACTTTGTTATCGCATACTAACTTATATGGTTATATCACCCTCATTTATGGTTATAGTAACCTCATAAATAGACGACCAGTCTTTAGGAAATATAGGTGGAACTTCAAATGCACACATTTCCTCAGTGTCTTTTTCATAATCGGTATTTGATATAAAATCTTTTAAATCCATCGAATGATTTTTTAAATCCTTAATATCGCTCTTACTTGTGTAGCGTATAAATTCCATTATTCTCCTTATGACAACTTTAATGACAATGTTATTGACAACCTATTTCCAAAATGGAAATAACTGCTTTAGTTTACAACAAGTGTACAACTTACTTTTTACACATGAGTAAATGTTGTATACAAACTACACACTTTGTAATGTTTTATGTGCAAGATGTATACAAACTTGGATATATTGTGTACACAAATCAGAAACCTTTTGTACATGAAATGTGAACGGGTGCAAAAAATGAACTGGTTGCTATATACTTACGTGGCAATCTTTTTTTATTCCATTGAGCCGAATCCGAGGGCTGCCAAGTTTGCCTGGTTCAAAATCTGCATCCTCCGCATAATCTCCATATTCCATAAAACTTGATGAAGACGCAAAAGTCTGCTTAATAGTATATTTCTCGTTTTTCTCTATGCTAATAAATATAGGTTCTATCTGAAAAGTTAAGACGTCATGTATGTGCGCCATCATATATAAATCACAATTCTTAATAACAAGAGCCATCTGTTTCATTTTCCTTATTTTGAAAGCTTGGGATTTTCCGCCACCCTTGCCGTGCTTGATGTAGTATCGGTAACTTATATCTCCAATTCTTATTAATCCAAATAAGCCCTGTTTGTCGTAAACATCTTCAAGGTCTAAAAACATGGCTACATCTAAACTTATATCATTGCCTGTTAATTTATAAATCCTGTCCTCATGGTTGCCACTTGTCATACCTAATATTTTTTTAGCTTTTACAAGAGGCATCATTAATTCTTTTATCTTTAATTTAGCATCAGAAACTGTCATCTTGGCAGCGTAAGGATCGCCCTTGCTTCCTATGATAGCCGACTCACACAAATCACCATTTAAAAAAGTGTAGGCATTTTCATTATCTAATATCCAATCCCTGTAACCTAAAAACTTATTTTCATCAAATAATTTATGCCCTACATGAAGACAAGATAATGGTACAATATACGCATGGTCTTGCTTAGTGGGTAAAACAATGTCTAAGTATTTCGTTACAACCTCCTAAAGTAGAATTATAAAATCCCGATACAAGGCGTCGGGATTAAGCGCACACTGTCCTAAGCTGGTACGCAAAATGCGTCTTAGGAACTATTATTAGTAATGCCAGATTGTTAATTTACCTGTTCTAATATCAACGTGATTAAACGTCGGGTCTACCCCAAATCCAGTAAAAGCTCCATATCTTGCTAAATAAACTAGAAGAAAATTTGCTGGCATTTTATAACATTTAATGTCTGCAGCTTTACCTGTTAAGTGTTGAGAATTTGTAGCGCCTCCAACATTTATATTATGCTCTTTGCTTCGCCACCCTGATGTAATCGATATTGGTAAGCCTATTTTATCTCTTACCTTTTGGAGTTCTTTTGCGAGTGCAAGGATATTAAGATAATAAGCGTCAGGCGGTTTTACACCTAAACAAAAAAATTCACCATAAGTAAAGTTAGCTGTTAATTGTGTATATTTATCCATTAAGTTTTTCCCTCAAATCTCTAACTATAAAAGCTTTGTTTATACCGGCAATAGGACTGGATGCGTATTTAACATTTATTCCATGCTCATTACACCCATTAAACCAACGTCCTCCATCAGTAAGGTATTCCTTATTAAACCATATAGACCATTTCTGGATACACTCTGCTTTACTCTTAAATTTCATACCACTTTCAACAGGGCTACTATCAAAACACTGCCATCCATATAAATTATTTAACACTCTTGCAATATATGAAGTTCCTGATCCGCTTTCCAGTATTGCATGAGCAATTGAATGTAATACATCAAAGTCATTGTCTTTAGCACACCGATTAAATACAGCCCCTAATCCCACTAATTTAAACTTCATTAATGCTTCAATCTCTACATCGTTGTATTCTTTATAAGGCTTAATCTCCTCCCAGACTTCTGGACAAAAATTATCCTTATTATAATATTTAATTTTGCCAAGAGTTATCGGGCCAATAATACCATCTGCATTTATACCAGCATGTCTTTGAAAGTCCTGGACAATTAATTTGTCATATTGTTTAAAATATTTATAGCCAATTTCTTCAAAATATTTAGCGTAGTCCATTACCTGACTCCAATTGCCCAAGCATATTCAATCTGATTCCAAATTTCGGGGTATTCAGCAATCATATTTTTAAATGTAATTTCTCCAACAATACCGTCTGGTTTTAAATTGTTTACTTTTTGGTATGCTGTAACTGCTAATGTCGTTTGACTTCCCCATTGTCCATCAATTAAAAGTAGTGGATCAGGCGCAATCTCTTCATTTAATACTTTCTGTATAAACTTAACACCTATTCCCTGTGAGCCTACTTTATATAATTTTTCTAATTTCATATCTTCCTCTATAATTTCATAAGGTTCATAATAATAATGATTAAAAGCAGTCAAGATATCCCTCTTTGTAGGTGAAGAACATAAGACACTCTGGTCTGGTCTAATCTGCCACACGTCATCTATCACAAATGCAGTGCCAACTTCTTCTTTTCTTATAGCCCACATCAAGCCGTACATTGAAACACCGCTATCAATTAATTGTTGCATGTGTTCCCATTTACCATTCGGACTCATTTCAGTTACTGCAAGTTTTAAGTGGGGTATTTTTGAAATTATATTTTTAACAATGGAAATCTGTTTATTATCCCATTCCTCTTGCTCTGTACCGACTCCGACATGAATTGATATGTAATCAGTAATATTCATCAAATCAATATTATTCATTACATCTCTTAAATAGCCCGTCCTAAATGAGTCATCAGTAAATATATGAAGTTTGTAATTAGGATTAACTGATTTCCAGTTAGAACCCATAATATAAGCTAATTCAGAATACGCTTCCCAGCCAAAAACCTTAGAAGGTTCGTTCCATATTTCAACGTCAGCCCTCGGAAATCCCCAGTTGTTTAAATAAGTTGCAAATGCTTTAGAAAACTTACCAAGCCATAACCACTTATCCCCTGATGGATTACGTCCTAACCAATTATGAGGTTGCTCTTCTCTGTAGCCCAGACAAACAATAGGAAGCCACCCCTCTTTTTTGCAGAAGTCAAAACTATCTTTTACAATAGCGTTACTTTGAAATAATCCAGGTTTACCCTCGTATGTCCAGTAATGTAAACCATCAACAGTATTCATAAAATTAGCAATATAACTTTGTGTAGGCTCACCTTGTGGAAGATTAGCCATGTCAATAAAGATACGAAGCATTTTAAACCCAGAATTAACTAAGACACTTGTTTGTCTTACATCTTTACAGTTAAAAGTTTGCCAGCAGATTCCAGTGATAAACTCTGTCATTTAATCCTCCATATACCAAAAATCACTATAACTACTATAAGAATTACAGCGATTGAAAATAATAATTTGTTTAATTCACTCAACTTATAAACCCCTTAAGATAGTTTAGTAATCCAAGTGCCGTTATCAATACGCCAAGTATTATAGATAAGGTTACAAACAATCTTTTGCCGATATATTTATCATCCATTTTATCGCTAAACGTTTCATGTTCTTTTACATGGGCATCTACTTTATTGCAAGTCTGAATAAACCTATCCTTTTTCTCATTGTAATCCTGGACAGTACCGTTAATTTTAGCGAGTCTTTGTAATACTACTGTTTGCCTTTCAGCAACTACCACTAATAAATCGTGGTTAACAAGTAGTGCGCTTATTGTTTCTGCGTGCTTTACAACCGCCTCTGAATTAGTTTCAATTTCCATGTTTACCTTTGCCTTATTAAATGTGATGTGCTGTTAATCTTGCTTCTATAGCTGCAATCTTTGCATCAATACTTGCAAATTTTGTTACTGCCTGAGCTGCTTTAGTTTCCAATGCCGTAAGACGTGAATTTATTGTAGTAAATTGATCCTTTGCTGCATTTACTAAAGTTTCTGCGGCGGCGAGTCTTGTCTTAACAAATGCAACCTGTGCGTCAGTTAAGCCTGATTTTAAATCTACAGTATTAACGTCATTGGTTACTACATCAATTTTGTCAGCATAGATTTTACTGTTTAGCTCAATCAATGTGTCCAGACGTTCCAATATACTTTTTTTAGTTAATCCTAAACTGCCGTTTTCTTGTGTTGACATTGTTACCTACGATTTCATTATATAAGCTAAAGCATAATAAGGAGGTCTGTTTTCATGTGCGCCACCGCCACCAGTTGAACCGGTTGCTTGTGTAATACCTATAGCAGCGTTTGTGCCTCTCCATGCAGTTAAGCCATCTTTGACTAAAGTATCGGTAATAACATGAGTATGTGCAGGCATTTCTGGTGTTGTTAAAATATGCGTAGCTTCCCCACCATTTGCTGCTACGGCATAAGATGAACCTGCACCTACTACAAATCTATCCCTTAAATCAGGTGTTCCGTTGGCTCCATTACATAAATACCACCCAGAAGGGACTGCTGCAACTGCTCCACTCCATAAAACTATAATTCCAGTTGGAAATTTAGCGTCAATATCAGTCATCTTCTCTTTTATTTCTAAATTAAAAGTGGCTGCATTTGGTACAGGTAAGTCGGCTGTCCATGTAGCCGGTACGTGTGTAAATATACTCATATTATCTCCTTATTGAATCTTCCTTAATTTTAATGTATCAGTTATAGCAGTGCCACATTTAATCGTAATTGCAGTAACTTTATATGCTGCGTACAACGGAAAGCTTATTTTTTCACAAGTGAGAGTTCCTGCCCCAGTTTGAAAGTTTATTCTGGAGGCTATAATTGTTCCAGCACCAGCCACAAAGTTTATTTTTTCTGTTAAAATTTCAGTTGCCATTTATGCCCTTATCGTTAATGAATAAACAAATATTATTAATATCCAAAAACTATTTGCAATTAGTTCCCATTGATGTTTCATATAATCCTATCTAAAACATAAAAATTTTAAATTTAAAGTTCCTGTAGGTGAACCACCTTTTGTCCAAGTTAAAGTAAAACCGACATTTGCATCAAAAGTTTTGACTACGGCATATTGTTCCGCCCCTGGTCCACTAATAACATCAATAAGTCTGTTGCTATTTTCATTCATTACACCAGCAGCTGTTGGAAAAATAACAGAACTTGCCTTACCACTATCTGCAAAACCCATAGAAAATGTAAAATTACCTGTTATCGAACAAATACATTGTATGCTTGTTGGAGTAAAATCTAACCCCGTATAACTTACATCGCCACTTGCAGCAGTTAAATCTCTTGTTGCTGTGATTATTTTAGATTTTAGTCTTGTATTAACTAACGCATCCCCAATTGCTTTCGGTGTAACAATTAAAACGTTGTTTGTCCCAGTCGTTACATCTGAACCTGCAGCAATACCTGTTCCAGATATTCCTGTGTTTATAACAGGCGACGTTAAAGTTTTATTAGTTAAAACTTCCGCACCTGCTAGCGTTACTTCATCTAATTGTTTTATGGTTTTTACTGCCGATAAATCATTATCAAAAACTTCTATTTTAGTTCCATTAATTTGTATATAAGGGTCTGTCATTTATCCTCCAATACTTAATTTACTATTCCTAATCATTACCGTATCACCAAGTTGTAAATATGGTCTTGTTATAGCCTCAATTTCAATTTCTAATGCCTCGGGGTCTTTATAATCTATAAGCAAATCATCTGCTAAAGTTTGAGCCGTAGTCATATCCTGTATAAATTCAGAGTCTATTAAATATTCTGATTTACCATAAACGGCAATTAAATCAACGTCTTGCGACACTACTTCATTTGCACCTGTAGCTGCTAAAGGTTTTGCCTGAATTTCAATTGTTAAAACATTCTCGTCAACTATTCCTGAGTTTGAAAAAGTTAAGAATGTTGCATGGCTGTATTTGGACTCTGATATTATTGTTATTGAAGCCACTGGCACGTTATCACTATATACATAAAAACAGGAATCTTTTGTTGATTGAGAACTATATGAACCAGCTGAAAAAATAATGATGATATTACCACTATGTGTAGGACTCGAATTATCTATACCAAGATATATTAAGTTATCCATATCTCCGCCACCATATTCAATACTGACAACATATTTTGTACCGTTAGTTAAGGTTATTTTATTTGCACCACTAAAGGTAAAAGCAATCAATTGCAGAGAGGTAGCTAAGGTTGAAACATCAAAATTATCTGAAGTTGCAAGAGCTGCGCCTGTGGGTATACCGTTTACTCCAAAAGTACCTGAATGCGCATAAATTTTAGCGACTGCATTTCCAGTTGGGGAGCCATATTTACTAAGATAAAATTTACAACTATTTATTATATTGCCATCACCCGTAAAAGATTGACCTGCCCCAAGATAATTTCCAACAAATAAAGGTAGCCCCCCATCGTAATTGCTCTCACTATAACTATCTACAATAGATAAAAGCGGTGAGCCATTAGTCGTTTGTGTAAAAGTAGCGTCAATAATATCTATACATGGTTTTTTGTTAAAGTAACAAGGTACATCTTTTGAACTTCCTGCTGGTATAACTATGCTTTGGCTTGAATTATAAACTACTTCCTGAATAGCACTATCTAAGGGATTAGATTTAATCCTGATGTAATTTTTCATTGATGAAGCAATAACCGGAGATGAAGCAGAACCTTTTATTATCGTGCTGTCATCATAATAAGCCGATATTGGGGTTTCAGTCCAGCCTCTTGTCTTTGAATTAAATACTCCAAGTTCATCAAAGAAAGCCACGCCGCCATCAGATATTTCAAGTCTTTTAATAGCCTCTGCATATTTTATAGAATCAAAATAAGCATAAGGAATATCATCTATCGTTGAGTCAATTGAATATTCAGTTGCGCCAAGTCCAAAGTCTTCTATTAACATTTGTTGAAGTTCGGATTTGGTATAATTCACATATACAATTGAACTGCTAAAATCTTCTCCATTTAGAAAGAACATCTTATCAACTGCATATATTTCAACAGTCATATCAGGATTAGGTTTTATTTCACGAATATAATATTTACCCTGTGCAAACCATTCAATGGAGTCGCCTAAGTCAATACCTATAAACGGTTGTATAACTTTGTTGTATCTTAAAAATGGATACAAATAAGAGTCGACGTTCTCAGGATTATATTTTTGAGTAGTATTGTTTAATCTTAATCGTAAAGTATTTGCTGAAATATTACCCAGTGAAACAGATGCACCGGAGTATTCAAGTTCCTTAGCAATATCCATCGGGTCTTTGATTAAATCACCGGATACATCTTCTCTAAAACCGGTTGTAACTTCGGCTATACAAGCAAACATATCTACAAGGTTGATTTTAGTTATCTCTAACTTCCAACCCTTAATTGTTGTCAAAGTCGGGAATGTGTAAACAGTGATATAGCTTGTTAGATTAGTATAACTTTGACATAAAACCCACGCTGTATTAATTGAGTTTCTATAATATAAATCCATATTAACCGGATAATTATATTGGCTTCCAAATACTGTTAAATTAGTCGTTAAAATTGTAGTGGTAAATATTTCTGATATAACTTCAGCGGATCCGAAAACACCAAGAGAACTTGAACGGTTTGCCCCAAGCCAGCCATTCTCATATTTATTTGAAACTAAGCGGACATCATCACCAAGTCTCATTGAATCGGACAGTATAAACGGTTTATAAATTACATAAGACTCGTCATTTTTGACATTGTCTTTGCTGAAATATGTTGAATTAAATTCACCTGCGGTAACGGTTCCAGTTATTGTTCCTTTTGTCACCCAGTCCACGAACACCTTATATTTTCTTTTAACCGGTGAAGTATCAAAAGCTAATCTTGCTGCTGTAGTTATAGTCTGCATTTATACCTCTTTTAAAGAAAATGAAATATTATATCTCCAGTCAGTATCGCCAGCCATTGGCCTATTAGCTTCTTCACCATATGAAGTAAACCTGACATTGGAAGTAGTAGCAACCCCAGTTTCACTATATAGAGTCAAGGTTGTAAAAGCGTGTAAATCATACAAGGCTTTTAAACTATTACGCCCAGCCTTAGAATCTTCAACATTGGCATCAGCAGCCGGAAGCATATTAAAAGTTATATCGAATATATTTTTAACTCCAACGTAATATTGAGTTTCGGAACCGTTTTCACATTCTACAATTTCCTCAATAGGATAAGGCTTAGAGTTAAAAGTTCTCTCCATAAGTGAAAGTTCAGTTGTACCGATTAAAATTCTCTGCTGGTTCATACCCTCTCCCCTAATTTCCTTAAGTCAAATTTTTCATTGTTTTCCCATAAAACCTGACCATCCAAATTTATTATGGTATGTAGTATTACTTCATTACTGGTAGTCTTGCCGTCAGGTCTACTATTAGCCTTACCCATAATCCACTCAGCCAAGTTTCTCTGCTGTGAAGTATTGACTATATCCTCATATTCATGTGCAAGAATAGGAATAGCTCGGCCAGTTTGTGGTACAACCATACCTGAGGCGGCTTGTGGCATACCTACAGTGCCACCAAGAGCATAACCTACACCATGTCCAACTATGCCACCCATTGCGCCAGCACCTGGTACATAATGTGTTATTACATTTATATACCTTGTTTGTGTTACTGCTGACATGAGTTCTTCTAAAGTCGTAGCATTTCTTCTAACTTCGTCCAAACTCATGACAATTTCTATTTCTCTTTTTTTAGTAGCGTTATCAAGGTTGCTACTCATAATAGCGGCAATTTTATCTATCTCTCCAGCTGACATTCCAAACTGCGAAGCCATACTTCTAAATTCGTCTTCGCCCCATTTACCGGATTGAACTAACTGATTACCGTATTCGATTGCCTTAATTCTTGCTGCTTCCTGCTCGTCTTTGGTAGCTTGTACAGATGTATAAACTCCATAAGCAGTATCAATATAAGTTTGTGATGCAGCGTCTAAAGCGTTTATAGCTGTTTCTGCTTCTCTTGAACCTGCGCCATATTGTTTTATAGCTTCAGTTACTGCAAGTTGAGCGTCTGTTAATGCCCAGTCAGCCTCTTGAAAAGCGTTAGAGGTATTTATTGAGTCAAAGAGAACACTGATTAATTCTGAATATGCACTACGCATATCAGCAATAGATTTAACGTCTTCATTATTTGCGGCAGTAGATTCTTCTTGAGTTGCAATAAATTCAGCTGTCTTTTTATCTGCTAACTCAATACCCCCACCTAATAAAATTAATCCTGTTCTATATATTTCGTTTTGATCAGCAGCAGTTTGTGTTTTACTTCCTAATGCCCCAGTTGAACCAGTAACTATATCTTGAGCCTTATTTAAATCATATAATTTATCGTTAAACTGTCCGATAGTAATAATCCCATTGTTATAAGAATCATTTAGTTCCAAAACTTTAGCTATGGTTGCCGGTGTAGCATCAGTGAAAGCCTTTAAAAGGTCTTGTATATTTGTTATTGATTGTCGGTTTGAAGCAGCAGAGGAGGCAAAACTTGCTTGATTGGCAAGCATTGCACGCTTCATGTTATTTGCTACTACTTGCAAATCTTCACTTGCATTTTTAAGCAATCCCATATCATCAATAAATGCACCAATAGCCGGAGTTTGTGCGCCAAATACTGCAAGAAAAGATGCCATACTGCCTACAAATTTAGAGAATGCTGAACCAGAAGCAACAAGACCAGCTGTAGCAGTATTTATACCTATAATAGCAAGTCTAACTTTACCTGCTGCGCCTGCCAAAAGGAGTAATCCTCCAATAGTACCTGTTGCTCCCAATAACAATTCGCCAAAAAGAAAGATTGCATCTTTAGTTTCTGGTTTTAAATCATTTAAGGATTTAACAGTTCCAGAGATAGAAGGTATTAATTTATTTCCTAATTCAATCGCTAAAGCTGTACCGTTATTCTTTAAAATATCTAATTGGAAACTTAATGATTTGGATTGTTCTTTTAATGCAACATCGGTTGCGCCAGTAGTGTCTTTAAAATCTCCCATGAATTTAGTTAGTTCTTCATAGCCAGAACCCAGTAGAGCGTTTGCACCTCTTACTCCTCTTATTTCCGGTATGAGTTCGATTAATTTAGTAATACTGCCGCCGGTTTCATCATTAAGAAGTTTCATCGTGCCAGTCAAACCAAGAGTCTTAAGCATCATTTCGCCTGACTCATAACCGGCATTCTTAATGAATTTAGCCATTTCTTCAGATGGCTTAATAATACCAGTCAGCATTCTTTGTAGAGATGTACCAGCTTCAGCAGCACCGATACCTTTAGTAGTCATGTATGCAATTGCACCAGAGGCTTCGTTAAAACTTATATTGGCAGCTTTTGCCATACCAACCCAGTCGCCAACAGTCGAGGATAATTCTTCAAAGGTTATAACACCTTTATCAACAGTTTTAAACATGGTATCAGACACTGCGGCAGCGTCCTCAGCTTCAAGTCCATAAGCATTAAGTACGGCTGTAACACCTCTTGCAGATACCTCTGTAGTGGTTAACCCAGCAGAAGCAGCTTTAGCAGCAGCCTCTAAAACTTTCATACCGTCAGCACCCTGAAAACCAGATGAAGCGATATCATATAAGCCGTCTGCTAATACTTTTGCTGATTGAGGTAAGGTTTTAGATAGATTAACAACTTGTTTTGATTGAGCGGCAAAAACTTCTTCCGATTGCTTACTGATACTATTGACATTACGCATACTTGTTTCAAACTCGCTAGCTGCCTTAATTGATGCAACTCCAATTGCCAGAACTGCGCCGGCCATAATTCCGCCAGCAACCATCATCTTTGTAGATGAAGCTGTAAGTTTCTGGCCGAAACCTGAAATGTTTTTATCTGCCGCGGCTAATTTGGTTTGTGCCTGCATTAAGCCAGCATCCAACTTTTGGGTATTTACTCCAATTTCTGCGAATATAGTTCCGAGGTCGAAAGCCATAATTTTCTCCAATAAAAAATCGCCCTGAAATGAGCGATATAGTTTGCTATTTAATTGCCGGTTTTAAGGTTAACCGGAAACCTTTTTCTTAGAATGTTTATTCATAGAATCTTCAAACTCTGCTTTATTCTTTGCTTCATTTCTCCATTGAAAATACAGAAAATCAGCCGTCTCATCTATACAAAATTTCTCGTATAAATCTTCTATACCCAAAACATCAGACACAACTTTGTTATTATTCTTTGCTAATATTACTGCCCTTTTGAATGCGTTCGATTTCACGAAACGGAATGAGAGCTTTTATTCCTGATTGTGTAAAAGCAAATATTGCAAGTTTCTGCATATCAGTTAAAATACCCTCCACCTCCCCATATTGCGGCTCAACCATAGCAGCAGTTAAAACAACATCCAATATTTCAGCATACTTTTTAATATCTGATTTCTGTTTGCCTTCAAACAATTCCTGCGCGCTTCCGAGTAAGGTATTTGGTATCTGTCCGCCCTTACATAAAGCCAGTAGTGATGGACGTTTGAGTTTAGCAACGAAGGGTGTGTTGTCATCGAAACTAGGCAATTCCACAATTTCACCCTCGTTGAATTTCTGTAAATCTTCTTTTTTAGTTATCTTTAATTTATCCATATTACCCCTATACTATTGCTGAAACTTCATCATGTGTCCAAGGGCTTTCAATAGCTGATGGATTAGACGCATTTTTCCTTGCTCTAACAGTGAACTGGTCATTGGAAAAAGCTTGCTGATTCCCGTTATTGCCACCAAGTCTACCCTTACAGTATGCAAACTCATGTTTTACAAATCCGTCTTGACTTGATTCACTATCGGATTCAGTATAATTTGCCTGCCATACTTCAAGTCTGAATGGATAAGGATTTTCAGTAGCGTCTTTAGGAGCGCTCCATTTATTAGCTACTACAACTCCACCTACTATTGCCTTTTTCAACGCTGGCTCTAATGCTGCAAAATCCAGTGTTAAATCTTCTCCTGAATATGTGTCATCTTCTTTTACAACTGCTTTGATACTATCTCCACCACGCTGTACACCTTCTGCACCGTCGATATAGATTGAACTCATTCCTACTTGCTGAATCATAGTAGAATTTATTGCTACCGCTGATCCGTCTGCTGCACCACTGTCAAGTTCGGGTGTTACCCTTATTTGACGAACTCCATACATAATACTCATAATATTTCCTTTCTTGTTTTTACAAATAAAAAAGAACCCCAAGTGGAGTTCTCATTGTTGATAATAAATTGTTAAAATTTTGTGGAGACTGGAAGGATTCGAACCCTCAGCCTTAGTCTTTGCTACGCTCTTCCATGATTTCTCTGAGCTACAATCTCCATAAACTTCATATTAAATAATTTTTATTTCTCTTTCTCTTTTTTAACTAACTTTGTTTTGCTTGTATTTTCTGTTTGCCAATCATAATCGTCAGCATTAAATCCTGTTAATTTTTCAAGTTTTTTAATTTTATCGCTTAAAACCTTAATCATGTTTACTTCTATCATCTTACCAAAACCAAGAAAAAAAGACTCATATTTAACATAAACAATTCCTTTCTTTTCCAAAACTTCATATGCCACACTTTTAGCGATATCTTTTATTTCTAATTCCGTTTTTATTCTCATATAGCCTCCTTTATATTATTTATTAACACCCTCGGTCTGGACGACGGCGCTCACCGAACCAGAGATATTAGAATCTCCCCCCAGGTGAATATTCCCACGGAAAGGTGTTAATTTAATCAAATATTATTCTAGAAATAATATTGTATATCTATCATAATATAAAGGTATCAATATGTCAAGTCATTATTTTCTCGCCATAGGTATATAAAAATATATAGTCTTTTGAAATAGATTAGCCACATCATCAAAAAAATCGGGAAGAGTTCTATCGTAATAACAAGTAAAAAATCGCGCTGGTGATTCATCGGTTGAAAGCAAAATGCCGTGTAATTGTTTTCTAACTTTGAGTTCCAAATCATCTAAACTTATAAATGACCCTGGGCTATTGTATATAAAAACTTGAAACTCTAATACAGAGCCTACTTTATTATTTACAGCAGGATTTTCCCCAGTTAATTTAACGGTTAGATAAGGTTTAATAACTCCGACCGGAGCGGCAAAGGCTTGATATATACGATTGCTAAAGTCTGTTATTTTTTTAAGTTCAACAATTATTGCTTTTCTCATTGATGCTCCTATTGGCTTTAAACCATACTCTTATAGTGGCAAATAATATATCTGGATAACGATAAAACGGTATTATATATTTTTCTCTTATGCCCTTCCACATAAAACTAAAAGGGATATGCTTCAATTCAATTTCACATTGTAACTGATTATCTTTTACCCCGTTAATCTTAATGTTATACCAATCTTGTGTTTTCATTAATGCTCCATAATCTTTTTAACTGAATTAAACCAACCATTTTTAAATTTGTTTATAGTCGGTGAAAGAATTGCATACTTGCCATCATTTGCCATTTCCACGTATACACCATCGACACGTTTATTGCCACCTCCGGCAAGTTCAAGATATACACCGTAAGACATCCCGTGAGCTATGTAGATTTTTAATACTGTAGGACTTTCCCAATACATCCCAGCGTGTAATCCTGCTCTTGCATTACCACTATTAGGAGGCCCACTATTCCAGGGGCTGTTTACTTTAGCCCAATTTTCCATATTCCCAGCGGTATTTAAAGAAGTAGCCTCGATACCTGCACGTTTTAGAGTAGCCCAAGCCCACATATTTTTTATAACATTGGCTGATCCACTCATGCTATCTCCTCAATAAATACCTCTTTATATACAACATAATCCTGTGTCCTCTTAGGCTTCACGTCGACAATTTTGTAATCTGAGCTGTTATAACTGAATGTATCTAAAAAAGTTTCGTTTTCTGCTTCGAAGTCCGAATTCCAGAGCGCAATCATCTTTTTGATTCTGCTTTTATGATAGCCACTATCAGAAACAAGCAATACCGCCATATCCTTAACAGTAGAGTCATAGATTCTTACAGTCTGGCTTGCTAAGGTCGATGTTGTTGGAAGCCAGCCACCTGCTCCGTCGTCGACATTCGTAATTCGCGATATTATTATAGACGCTGGATTCTGGTTTATGATATCGGCTTGTCTGTTACGAATTGAAATATATAATTCTGACATTTTATCTCCAATAAAAAAGAGCCTCCGTTAAGAGACTCTTAATTTAAAATTGTTTAATAGTTTATTTTATTACAAATTCTGCTTCTTTAATTCCTGCCAATTCCATTTTTTCTTTATATGTTTCATCGATATATTTTGCTATTAAACCAGCCAAATCTTCTTTGTCAGCGCTTTTCAAAAGTTCACTTGTTGCTGAGGTTGAAATACAAAACTTTACTGTCGCAATTATTTCATTAACTGCAACCCCGAGTTCCTCTGCCAATTTATCAGCTTTATAAATCTTAACCGAAACTATTGGAACATCGCATTTTTCTTTAATAAGTTTTTCAAGTTTAGTCATTATTTTGCCAAGCCTATCACTACTTTAGCAATACCCTTTTTATTGGTAACCAATGTTGCTTGCACATTATTTTCAAACATACTTATTTCTGTTTTCTTGCCTTTATCAATACCAAGAACTTTTAAAATTTCTTCTGCAATAAACTCGAAATTATCATGATCTTCATCATATAATTTTTCAAGCACATCAACAATTTTTTCAACATTCTCATAGACTATAATTTTAGGTTGCTCTAATATTCTTTTCATTCTACTACCTTTATTATTATCTCAATGTTTTTATTCCAATACTCGGCTATTCTATTACTGACTTCCTGCATTGTTTTATCTCCAATGAGCATTCCATAAGCAGACGGTAATATTTTACCACTTGCAATTATTACACCATCATCGGTAAATATTTCTTTGACTTCTTCCATTGTAGTATAATCTGGTTTATCTCCTATTTTTATAATCATTTCTCCAACCCCTTCTCTATCAGCTCAATAATTATCGAGTTGATATTATTTCGGGTGTCTGAATGTATTTGCCATAATTTATCATATAATTCCATAGGGAGGCGGAGGGTTAGGATTTTCATTTGGACACCTCAATATAGAGTTTAACTTGCTTACCTGCATACCCTACTAAAATATCTGTTAATTTATCGTTTGATATATCCCCGATAAAATAATCATCATTATAAATATTTGTGCTGATTTCACCCTCTGCCATTACTTCTACTGGTTGTTTGGATTCAAGAAACTCACCGATATCTGTAAAAGTCATATGATTAGGATATAGCTTTTTGCTTAAATCAATTAAATCTTGTTTTGTTATCAAATATTCCATAACCAGACTCCCTCATATTAATTAATATATCTATCATAATATAAAGGTATCAATATGTCAACAACTATCTTGTCATTTGTATATTCTTGCTTTGCTTGAAATCGCAATATTTACCGAAACAATATTCTTTATAGGATTTATCCTTAGGCAAAGTCTCATCTCCAAGTCTTACATCCCCACTTATTTGTGCCAGCGCCATTCTATATTTCCAGATTTCTGCGATTGTATCCATCAAGTCAAAGTAATTAAACTCTGCATAAACTGCTGCCGGTATTGTATAACCAGCGTCAAAAGTAACCAGCCCATTCTCAACGTCAATGGTGTAGTTAGTATCAGTTATAACAACATCAGCGCCATCTTTGAGGATAACGTTCATTAGATTGTTATAGCGGATCAGATACACCCTGCTCAAATTGTAATACGGGTAATCCTCCGCAAATATCTGATAATAATTCGCAATGTAATGGCGGCTTTTGTTAAGTAGCCTTTCGATAACCGCGTCAGTAACTGCGTATGGTACTGTTAAATCTTCAATATATTCTCTTATAATTCCAATCAATTGTTCAGGCATAATTAGTCCTTTAGTAAATTGTTTTCTTTTAAAAATGCTGTTATTCCATGAGATAGCCTGTCAATTTCCACTTCTTTTAAATCCATGCAAAAATGATGTTCTATCCCGTGTAAAACTTCATGAAAAAATACTTCTGGAATTTTCTGGTCTGCAAGGGTATCATTAAGATAAATTTTACACTCGTCAAAATTAATCTTTCCCCAATTATTATTCTCAGATAAACCTTCATGCTTAACATTTTCCATTACTACACTGTATACTATACTACCTATTTTGACATTCTGGGGAATATTCATTTAATCTGTCCAGCCTCGCTTTGCACAAGTTTTTTATAATATAAACCTTTATTATATTTTCTCAAATCATCCCTCTTATTCCAGTAATGTTCTATATAACAACTCGTTATATGTTCATGTGTAAAATCTGGATTAATAATTTCTTGTAATTTGTTAATAATTTTACCTTGAAAATAAAGTGTGCAATGCGTATTTTTATACTCCATGCCATCTTTAAACTTGAATAATCTATTTGCCCGATGTTGAACGTGCTTTCCAACCATGTCATGTAAATCTAAAACTCCAAAATCAGCAGTGAGTTCTGGTATATCGCCGATTAAGACCTCGTCACTATCCAAGTTTAGAACGATGTCATTTTCATCAACCAAATCCAGATACTGGTTTCTCTTGCCTACTTCATCGGTTATATTGCCAAAAAATAACTGTAGGTTACAGACTTTCTGCATTGATAAGATATACTCAATTGTGCCATCCGTAGAGTATGAAATATCACCTGGATAATCGGTGTATTTGCCATCGATAACTATAATTTTGTCGCATTTGTTAATTACACTTTCCAGACAGTCTTTTATCAAGGGCATATCGTTGTATGTGATTATGCAAGCTACTGTACTCAAATATTTATCTCCAATAAAAAAGCACCCTGTTGAGAGTGCTTAATTTTATATTTAATTATCCTTAATTAGTTATTCTAAACTTTTAAATCTATATTCATCATCTATTACAGATTGTAAATCATCTTTATAGCATATTTCATTTGCTATAAATGTCTTTTCTGATTTTAATTTACCATCTTTATAGGTTTTCATTTTGCATATATTTTCAGGTATAGCAAGATTACATATGGCGGTAATAGCTTTGTCAAAATCATCAACTCGTTTTAGTCTTGAATACGAACTGTTATCATTATCACGTCTTATATCAAACAGTATCTTTTCTACTTCTTCCCTATACAATGTCTTGATAGAATCTAATTTAACTTTAAGATTAAAATTTTGTTCAGACCCCATTTCATTTCTATGTTCTAGGTCTCTGATTGTTTCATTTAGATTTTTAAGAAGTTGTTCATCAATATCTTTAAATCTTTTTAATCCAGTATTTTCCTTTTCAAGTTCAGCAATTTTATCCTGTAACCTGTGAATAATTTCCAGCCGTTTTTGACATTGTTCTTCTAGGTTTGCTACTTCACTACTTGTTGTGTTATCCATAAAAACTCCTTTATATTAATTAATATATCCATCATAATATAAAGATTGCAATATGTCAAGCAATACTAATCCTATTCAAGTATTCTATAACATCGTCAGTAAACCCTAACTGGTCAAATTGTAACTTAGGCATATAGTGTCCTCTTGCGTTATGATAGCAAAACACCTGCTCACCGTTGCACATTAATTTATTAGTCAGCATATTTTAATATCTTTAATCTTCTTAAATATTAGGCAAACATTACAGTTTACTTTGTCAGTTGTTAAAATCTTTTCGCCTTCTATTTCGTCAATATCTACCCAGATATTATTTACACAAGCTTTGATTTTTTGTTTAAATACAAATAATCCTCCAACATTATTTAACTTCCTGATTGAATCACGGTTATAAAATTTAACCCACTTTAACCATTCACCTTCACCGTATCCAAAAGGCAAAGTAAGAATTATCATGCCATCATCTTTAATTACTCTTGCCATTTCTGCTAAGGCTGTAAACGGAGCTTCCTGGTCTAAGACAGTATCACTATTATAAGGAGTCTCTACTAACCCGTAATGCTCTAAAGCACTGATACAGGTTATTACGTCAAATGACTTATTTTCAAATGGCATATTACGAGCGTCTGCTTTTATAAACTTGCTATATTCAACTCCATAATCATTAACGTCTATACCGTAAGCGTCAAACCCCAGCCTGTCGGCTTCCAGTATAAATTGACTATAACTACAACTTACATCCAGTATTTTGGCCGGAGGATCAGGC